GTGGGGACCTCATGGTGAGTAGAGACTCACCACCGTTATTGGCTCCGATTCGTCGGCTGGTCGCGGACTAGTCGGCATGTGGGTGCTTATCGTGATTCCACGCAGTAAAAGTATGTCAAGTTCTGTGAACTTACCATACCAATACGAAAGAGCGAATCCTCCTTATACGTCATGGACCACGATTGAAAGTGGTTCATTTCTTAAAGAGGTTCACACTAAATCAATTTCTGGTTTTGATATTGAAAATTATCATTCCAGAAAGCGACGCGGTGATCTCCTTCCTCTGACTCCCTTCGAGCAATTTATCTACGACCGTGTACATGGCGCCGGAACCTATACGGTTCAGGTTGTCAGTACAGGCCGTAGGGATCGCTATAAGGATGGTCAGATGCAGTGGGTCGCGATGGTTGGCCTTCCCAGTGCGAACTGGGATGTAGACTTAACGGCTATGCGAGCCCTGGCCGCCCAGTATGACACTGGGCCGTTAGTTCAAGCATGTGCTGCGAAGATCTACGCACAAGGATGGGATGTTCTAACTTTTCTCAAAGAGCTTCCAAAAACCGTTGCCCTTTTTAATGGGCTTGCGGATCGTTGGAAACGCTTGGCGAGCAACCTTGACGTTGGTCAAAGTTGGTTAGAATATCGCTATGGTTGGCGAACGTTGCTTTTTGATATTCAAGATGCAACGAAAGCTATCCAATCCTTAGAGGACCAACGTAAGAGGTTCTCCGACAGAGTCGGTTATTCTGAGATTTATCAGGTAACCGATAATTACACTTACAGTTCCAGCTTTTGGAACATGAGTTATACTTCTGTAAAGAATTATAACGTTAGTGTAAGGGGTTCTGTCGTAGCTGACATTCAACCGCCTAAGTTCCGGTTTAATCCCATCCTTACCGGTTGGGAGACGATAAAGTATTCCTTTATCGTTGACTGGTTCTTAACGGTTGGACCTTGGCTAGAATCTCTCTCTTTCTTAGCTACAGCTTCTTCATACACAGCGGCCGGCGGAATCCTTATACAAGGGTCCCGCACTACGACCATAACTTCAGCGAGCGCAGCGTCAAGTAATAATACTTTTCCTGTTCTCGTGTTGCCTGGTCCGTCTACTGTGAGTGTTGAGTATGCGCTAAGAAACCCTCAGAATCTATCACTCCGCCCGTTCGTAGTGCCAAATTTGGATGTCTATAAGGTCTCTGACCTAGTAGCCATTCTCACTAGGAATGCCAAAGGCATCTTTAGTGGGACATTACGACTGTGATGATCTTTTATCAACCTTGCATGGAGTATCTCATGAGAGAACTAAAGGTTCGTTCGAAGCAAGTTGACCGCGTAAAGTTTAATCTTCTCTGGATCCGTGAAAAGGCTGTCGAATTATTGACAGACTTTGATCGGGACTTAGGGAAGTTAAGCGATAAGCAAGTCGCCCAGATCGATCGAGCACTTGAAGTGGCCAGTGGCCTACTTTATTGCTTGGAAGATTTAAGCGATCATCAGTCTAGCATCGATCGACGTTGGTATCCACCGACCGAGGTTGGCGCTAGTGTTTCTTCAAAGGAGAAGAAATAGCCATGGCAGCAATGTCAACGGCACTCACTGAGTTTGCCGATAACGGTAACTCGCGCACCTACACTCTGTCGGGCCATACTGCACTTTCTCCGCAGTTGGTCCTTCAGAAGCGGAAGGTGCCTTCCGGGAACCAAACCGTCGTCGAGGATACCATTACGGTACTCTCGGCTACGGAGGACTCGGACGGGGCCATCTTGCCCCAGCGCGTGACCTTCACAGCCACTATCCGGCGGCCCGTCAATGGGCAGTCGGCGGATGTGACGGCCATGTTGGCCATCTTCCGCGATATTATCGCGGGAGATGAATTCGCCAACACAGTCAATACCCAAGAATGGCTCGAATAGCGAATTCCAAGCGGCCAAAAGCCAAATGGAAAACTCTTTTCTTGTCAGCAGCGACGTTCCTGCTAGCAATGGCAGTAGCGAAGCGCTTGGGCATTTCACTGGACGAAGCACTGGTTATTCTTAACCCGTAATTCGTCTTCGCGCAGGAGATCCAAGATGGACTTCCAAAAGATAGCGTATGACTTGTGTCAGCGCTACGTCCGAGACCGGAAGGGTCTCGTTGGCGATGAGATTGCGAACCTCGTCCTGGGTTGGATAAGGGCTCGCGATATTAATCGCCTATGCACCTGTAGTGACATTATTCCTCAAGCTTATTCAGATGAGGATGTTTGTCGTTTTACCCGCCAAGTGGCCGCATTCTTTAAAAAGAATAAAGCCTTCTCTGAACGGTCGATATGTAGTACGGCAGCTGAAGCGGCTTTTTCGAAGGCCGAACAGTTATGTCGTATCACTAACCGTCGTTTAGACTATTACTATTTCCATCAGCGTCGTCTTCCTGACGAACTGAGAAGAGATATTAATAGGGCGGAGAGTGAGATTTCTCTCATTCTTGGCGACATTCGCGTATTCCTCGAGCAGTTGCCCGGGTTAGTACGCGTCACGTCTGGTGCTACCGCAACGCGAAGCAGGCGCCAATCTCTTCCTTTCCTTAAAGTTAGGATGAGAAAGCTGCCAGCAACGGAAACGGCTATGCCTTACTTACGAGCTTTAGGCTCCTTTTGGGGCTATAAGCGAATTAGTTTCGCAAAAACCGCAACCAATCGCGTAGAGACAGTACCGAAAAACTGGAAAACGGATAGAACTATCGCGTGCGAGCCAGAGGGGAACTTATTCCTCCAGCTAGCGTTCGATGGCTTCGTTAAGAATCGGCTCCAAAGATTTGGAATCGATCTGTCCGACCAGTCTAGAAATCAGTATCTCGCTAAGAAAGGGGCCGAAAGTGGCAGATTTGCTACTATCGACTTGTCCATGGCCTCCGACACCGTTTCGCTTAATTGCGTAGCGTGGCTCTTTCCAAGTGATTGGAACGAGTACCTATGCAACGTGCGAAGCCCGAAAGGGTTCGGTTTCGGAAAGCATTGGACTTATGCCAAGTTGTCCTCAATGGGCAACGGGGCTACTTTCGCTGTTGAGACGCTGATATTCGCTGCACTTTGCAGAAGCGTAGGGTCAAAGGAACACGCTGTTTATGGTGACGATATCGTCATCGAAACAGAGTTAGTACCGCGACTCTTGCGACTGTTAAAGTTCTTCGGGTTTAAGCCCAATATCCAGAAAAGTTATTCTACGGGTCCCTTTCGGGAATCGTGTGGAACTGACTGGTACGGGGCGAAGAATGTGACGCCTTTCTATCTTCGAATGGAGAGCTGGACGAAAGTCGAGCTCTGTCATCTCGTTAATGGTCTGGCGCCACTCGCCGCGATCGGAAGTGAGCTACGCGATTATCTCCTTGAATTATTCAAAGAGAATCGTTTACCTCTTATTCCTTTCAACGGCAGTTCTATAAGCGGGGTATGGGTAACACCATATCACGCCTATAACCTGAAGCTGATGTCAACCCGTGGACAAGTCTCTTATGTCTTGGCTTTTACCCCCAAGACTAAGAAGCTCAAGATACGGGATTCCCGAACATACTTCTTATGGCACCTAAGTGCCTATAAAAGGAGTTTAGGAGTTCTTCCGCGTCCTGAGTACAACCCTTACTTCGCGAGGTATTCACTTCGCTTAGACGGGGTAGTCGAGTCCAAGCACATCAGTAGCAGCTCGGTACCCATCTTCACACATAAGTATGTGCGAAAGTGGGTTTGCTGGCTTCCGCCAGCGGTGGCGACACCTGACTACCTTTATCGGTGGTCAGACCTACTAGTCCCTCGTAA